AGTGCGTTTGTGTCTGCTCCAGAGGTTCCTAGCCCCGATATGGACCTTCCTAACCTACAGTTCTGGAATTGTATGGATTATGGTGTAGTAGCAGTCACCAAGCAATTTATTGGTAGTATGGACTATGAACTGTATACAAGGGACTTTGGTATTCAGAAGGGCACTTATATCTGTACTATAGATAATTACCATCAAGATCCTGAAGTGGTGGACTATGCGACTAGTGAAAACCCTGCAGAACATAAGTCACATAACCTTATTGAATTAGAAAATGGTCAATACGCATTATATCCTAATAATAGAATGCGTATCTATGATAATAGTTTGACACCTGTTGAACCTAAGATGCCTGATTTCAAGGTTTCAACGCAATATTATCAGGTAGAAAATGGATTTGAACGTCTTGGTATGGGACGTGAGGATGAATATTTCTGGAAGACTGCAAAAGAGAGAGAAAATACTGAAAAAAACGAAAAAAAGATCGAAGATAAGTCATAAATACATTATAATCGCTGTATTTTTGTGCCTTTAGAACGGGTAAGTAGAGGTTTTAAAGACCTCAGCATGTCATTTCAGAATAATCCACTAACTAATGACTTGATTGCGCTCAAAAATGAGAATGCAATTGCCCGTTCTATACGAAATATAGTCTTTACGGTGCCTGGAGAGAAATTTTTTAATGAAGATTTTGGATCTGAAGTGTCTCAACTCTTGTTTGAGAACGTGGATAATATTTCTGCACTCACTGTAAGAGATCAAATCAGACAATCTATCACAAATTTTGAACCAAGGGTAGATTTACGAACAGTTGATGTATCTGCTGACTTCGATAACAATAGTTTTGACGTGGTTATTATATACGATATCATAGGTGCGGATATTCCACCTCAAGAATTACAATTCGTTTTGCAACAAACTAGGTAAAAATGCCATTATCTAACTTTTCTAACCTTGATTTCAATCAGGTTAAGACAACTCTTAGAGAATATCTCAAAGAAAACTCAGATTTTACTGATTATGACTTTGAAGGGTCGAATTTATCGACCATTCTTGATGTTTTGGCATACAATACCTACATCACTTCATATAATGCCAACATGGTGGCAAATGAAGTATTCATTGATAGTGCCACATTAAGAGAAAATGTGGTTTCATTGGCAAGAAATATCGGATATGTTCCAAGATCCAGAAAATCAGCAAGATCAACGGTAAGTTTTTCTGTTAATACGTCAAATATATCACCTGCACCTAGCACTCTGACCTTGAAAAAGGGAATTGTTGCTACAACACAAGGTTCATTTGGAAATAATTCTTTTACTTTCTGCATTTTAGACGATATTACAGTTTCTGTTGTTGAAAATACTGCATTTTTTGAAAATATTGAGATTTATGAGGGAACTTTCCTAACAAATACCTTTACTTACAACTCAAGAGTCCCAAATCAGAAATTTATTATCAATAATATTGGTATAGATACTGATTTAATCAATGTTACGGTCAGACCAAACGAAAATTCAACAAGATCTGTAAAATATTCACTGCAAGACAGTCTATTTGACGTAAAATCTGACTCAAAAGTCTATTATCTTCAAGAATCTAATGATGAAAGATATGAAATAATTTTTGGAGACAATATTTTTGGCCAAAAGTTAGAAAATAACAACTTTATCACTGTTGACTACATTACATCAAGTGGAGATGCGGCAAATGGCATCTCAGAGTTCACTTTTGCGGGTAGAATCAGTTATACAAGAAATGCACAAACATATAATGTAACCTCTGGCATATCATTGATGTCAACGGGTTTAATATCATCTGGTGGTGAAGAAATTGAAGGAGTAGAGTCAATCAAAAAATATGCTCCTAGAATATATGCATCACAAAATCGTGCATTAACCGCAAATGACTATGAAACTCTGATTCCTGCAAAAATTTACCCCGAAACTGAATCTATCTCAGTATTTGGAGGTGAAGAGATCATTCCTCCACAATACGGTAAAGTATTCATTAGTATTAAACCAAGATTTGGTGATTTCTTACCAAACTCGATTAAAGATAATATCAAACTCAAATTAAAGAAGTATTCTGTTGCCGGAATTGTACCAGAAATCTTAGATCTTAAATATCTTTATTTGGAAGTTAATTCAAAGATTTATTATAACACAAATTTAGCACCATCTAGTGCTTTCGTATCTACTATTTGTCAAAACAATGCAAATAAGTATGCTGAGTCAAGTGAATTAAATAAGTACGGTGCAAGATTTAAATACAGTAAGTTTTTAAAAATACTTGACAGTAGTCATGAATCTGTGACATCTAATATCACAACAGTTGCTATGAGAAGAGACTTGAGGGTCGTTCTCAATACGTTCGCAGAATATCAAATTGGTTTTGGAAATTCATTCCATGTCAAAAATCAAAATGGATATAATATTAAAACTAGTTCCTTTAGAATTGCAGGAATTCAGGAACCAGTTTACATGTCAGATTTACCAAGTGGTGATGGTATAACTGGAATTCTGTTCTTCTTTACACTTCCATCAGTCTCATCTCAATCTCCAACAATTGTGAGAAGAAATGTTGGATTTGTCAATTATTCTAATGGAATAATTACAATGAACCCAGTAAATATCCTAGAAGCAAAATTAAAAGATGGTAGACCTATCATAGAAATTGAAGCGACTCCAACTTCAAATGATGTTGTTGGATTACAGGATCTTTATTTGCAACTAGATACTAGTAGTAGTGTGTTTGATGTAATAGTTGATAATATCTCGTCGGGTCTTGATCCCTCGGCATCGAATTATAACGTTTCTTCAAGTTATCCTAATGGTAATTTAGTACGATCAGGTGGACCTGTTAGCACAAGAACTAGCACAACCTCTACTACAACGTCAACTACTACAACGTCAACTACCACAACATCAACACCATCCAGCACTGTTTCAACATCTGGAGCATCTACATCAGGATCATCCTCTTACTAAGAAGTTAACATAAAATGTCAGAAAACAGAGTACAGTTTAACACAATCGTCTCTAATCAACTTCCCGCATATGTTAGGGAAGATTTTCCACTTGTTGAATCTTTCTTAGAGTCATATTATAGAGGACAAGAGTATCAAGGTGGTCCTGTAGATTTAATTCAAAATATTGACAAATATATTAAAGTTGATAATACAACTAATCTTTCTTCAGAGATCATTCTTGATGGTGATATTGATTTTGACGATACTACTATTAATGTTTCAACCTCTAAATCTCCTACAGGAACAGATGGATTTCCTGATTCTTATGGACTAATTCAAATTGATGATGAAATTATAACTTACACCGGAAAAACAAGTTTTTCCTTTACAGGGTGTATTAGAGGTTTTGCTGGTATTACTTCTTATAGAAGTGAAATATTTTCGGAGGAAGTTGTATTTAATACTACCTCTGCAGAAGATCATGATTCTGGCGCTACAATTAAAAATTTATCTGTCCTTTTCCTCAAAGATTTTTTAGTTAAAACAAAACATCAAATTCTTCCAGGATTTGAGGAGAGAAGTCTTGATCCTGATTTAAATCAAAAACTATTTTTAAAACAATCAAAAGATTTTTATCTTACAAAAGGAACCGATAGATCTTTTGAAATTCTTTTCAAAGCACTTTATAATGAAAATGTACAAGTAATTAAACCAAGAGATAATTTAGTCACACCGTCAAATGCTAATTTTGAGGTATTAAATGAGATGGTGGTTGAACCCATCTCAGGAAATCCACTTGAATTAGAAAATACTACATTATATCAAGATCAATATGATGATATTATTGAAAAGGCATATGCACCAATTTCGTCAGTTGAAAAAGTAGATGTTGGATTTGGTAAAACATTTTATAGATTGACCTTTGATGGAGGATATAATAGAGACATTGGTGTTGATGGTTCTGCATATGGAGAATTTAAGGTCGAACCAACCACTAAAGTTATAGGACAGGTGTCTGCAGGAGCAACTGTTCTTGATGTTGACTCTACTGTAGGGTTTAGTACAGATGGAGATTTATACGTTGTTTACTCAGATAAAACAAATGGAGTTCTTTCATATACCTCAAAATCACTGACACAATTTTTTGGTGTCTCAAATGTAAATAAAACTATCACTGATGCATCAACAGTAGGAGTTAATACTTTCGCTTATGCATCAACATTTGATGGAGACAATGTTAGGGTAAGAATTAATTCTGTTATCAATTCAATAAGTCCGACTTCAAACGCAAAGGGTTTAAAAAAAGGAGAAATAATCAATATTTCTTCACTGGGTGTTTCTGAAAATAATAAAAAGACTAATAATTGGATTTACAACTTAGCACCCACTTATAAGGTTAAAGATATACAATTAATTGATTCTTCAAACTTTACTTATGAAATTACTCTTAACGTAGAAAATATATTTAATAGTGGAGATACTGCAACGTTAGTAGTATCTGATGGTAGAAAACTAACTACATCAATAATTGATGTTAAAACAGAAAAATCATTTACAATTAGAGGTCAAGGTCAACTTAATACAAATTCTACTTTTGAGATTCAACGAAATATTTCTAAAACAAAATCTAACTTTTTTCCATCAGCAAATATTTTCTCAACAGATATTCAAAACGTTTACAAGAGCGTAAATGGTGATGATTATCTTGTCGCGTCACCTTCAATTCCATCATATAAAGGTCAACCTCTCAATACAAACTCAAGAGAAATAAAATTTACTGGTACGTTTAATGGCACAGAGTTTATAATTTCTCCAGGAAAAGATCACGGACTTTACAGTGGAGATAAAGTCTACTATGCGGCGGAAAGAGTTTCTGAGACTTTTATTGATGAATTTGGTAACAGTGCAACCAGATTGGTAAGAGGAACTGGTTTATTTGATGATGGTGAATATTTTGTTGAAAGAGTTAATTCATTTACAGTAAAATTTGCAAAAAGCAAAAACAACCTTTTCAACTCAAAATATGTAAGTGTTGATACTGTAACCACAGTCAACAATAGTGTTGTTACGCCATTTGAATTTTACTCTAAAAATTTAAAACCTCAAAATATCCTCAGAAAAATTTCAGATCCATTAAATGATGGATCAATAAATGAGACTGAACCTGGAACTACCGGTATTCTTATTAATGGTGTTGAAATTTTAAACTATAAGTCAAAGCAACAAATTAAGTATGGTTCAATTGAAGAAATAGAAGTTACCTCTCCAGGATCAGACTTAGATATCGTAAATCCACCAGAACTTGTTATATCAGATAGTGTTGGGACTGGAGCAACTGGATATCTTGCAATAAGTGGTTCTCTTCAAGAAATTCTAATCAAAAATTCTGGATTTGATTACCTTAATACACCAACTATCAAAATTGATGGTGGAAATGGTAAAGGTGCAACAGCATCTGTAAATATGAAACTGATTGATCACGAACCTGAGTTTTTTGCAGATAATGCCAAAGGTCAGGTTGTAATTGGAACTGCGTCCACTCAGTCTAGAATTGGATTTTCCACCTATCACAAATTTAAAAATGCTGAGGAAGTAATTTACAGAACTAATAATCAAGAGGGAATTGCAGGTATTGTTACTGATGCACAATATTACGTATCTACAATTGATGATGTTACCGTAAGTTTACATCCAAAACAAAATGATGCGATTTTAGGTATTAACACAGTTTTCTTAACAAGTTTTGGAGTTGGTAAACATTCTTTAAAATCAACTAGTAAAAAATCAGTTGTAGATTCCATTAATGTAGTTGATAGTGGGTTAGGTTATCAGAATAAGAAGAGAACTGCAAATGCAACTTCTGGAGTAAGCACTGCAAGTAATACAATTATTATAAGTAACCACGATTACAATTCAGGTGAGTTGGTAAGATACACTTGCGTTGGAACACCTATAAATGGTCTTACCGTTGATACGGATTATTATGTCACAAAAGAAAATGATAATTCATTCAAACTGTCTCAGGTTGGAGTAACTTCTGATAAAGAATTTTATTATAGAACCAAGCAATATATAAACCTTACATCAGTTGGTGTAGGAACTCATATATTTAATTACCCAGACATTACTGTTACTTTAAAAGGTGAGGTTGGAATTTCATCAATCGGATCAGAAACATTTGAAGCATCAATCACACCTGTGTTTAGAGGTTCAGTAACATCAGTACATCTTGAAAACAATGGTGTTGGATATGGATCTTCTGAAATTTTGAATCTTGATCATCAACCACAAATCACAATAAATTCAGGTTCTAATTGTCAATTAAAACCGATTATTGAGAATGGTAGAATTGTTGAAGTAATTGTACAAAATTCTGGAAGTGGATATAATTCCCCACCAGATGTTGATGTTATAGGTGATGGATTAGGTGCAGTAGTTACTTTAAATATTGTCAATGGATCTGTAACGTCAGTTAATATAATTGAAAAAGGTGCTGGTTATTCGCAAGATACAACTTCAATTACTGTAACACCATCTGGAAATACTAATCCTCCAAAATTTAAATCTAATCTTAAAACTTGGAGAGTAAATTTATTTGAAAAGTATCTTCAATATTTTGAAAGTGATGATGGTTTTATAACTGATTCAAGAGTTTCCTCCAATGAATTGCAATATGCCCATTTGTATGCACCTAGAAAATTAAGAGAAAATATTTTCGCAGTAGATCAAAATGGCAACAAATTATACGGAGAATCTGATTTAAGACAAGTAAATGGTATAGAACAGTCTTCAACAAAACACTCTCCGATTATTGGTTTTGCTTATGACGGCAATCCAATTTATGGACCATATGGATATTCGACAAAATCAGGTGGCGCAATTACACAAATTAAATCTGGATACAAAATAGATATTAAATCAAACAGACCACCTACTTCTATTTTCCCTGAGGGATTTTTCGTAGAGGATTATACTCATTTTGAGGTAAGTGATGATGATGTTCTCGATGCAAATAATGGAAGATTTTGCATTACTCCAGAATATCCAAATGGAACATATGCTTATTTTACTACAATCAACTCAGCATCTGATAATTCAGGAGTATTTGAAAAATATAAAAAACCAGTATTTCCATATTTGATTGGAAACAATTATCAGTCAATCCCTGATGAATATAATTTTAAGAATAATTCATTGCAGGAGACATTAAATCCTGATGATTGGAGAAGAAATACTTATCCATACAATATTATTGAAGAAGAATTAGAATACTCTTATATTGATATTCCAAATAAATTAAAACAATCTGCAAAAATTAATTCTGTTCAACCAGGAACAGTTAATTTGATTGGAATTTCAAGTGCTGGTATTGATTATAGAATTGGAGATCAAGTAATATTTGATAATTCGGATACTAAAGGAGAAGGTTTATCTGCAAAAGTATCTCATTTAAAGGGCAGAACTGTTAATACAGTTAGTGTAGCAACAAGCACTCTTTCAAATGTTGAAATTTACTCTGGTGATGTGAATGGTGAATATGTTATTTACAATGACAAACCTCATAATTTCTTGAACTTTAACGTAGTTACCATTGCAGGTTTATCAACCACCTCTTCAAAAATTGAAGGTACTTATAGAGCAGGTATAACAACTAACAGACTGTCTATTGTAGGCACAGGAACCACTGGTGTTGCGATTGGAACAGTTGGTGTTACTGGTCTTGTTACCTTCTTTGGTGTATCTGGAGATCTTTCTTTCTCTAAAATTAGAGACAATGATATTTTGACTATTGGTGAAGAAAAGGTTCAAGTTCTAAACGTTGACGCAAAGTCATCAAGAATAAGAGTTCTGAGAGAGGTTGAAGGAACTACCGGAACATCTCATACTATTGGTAAGTATATTTTTGAAGATCCAAGAAAACTTATCATTAACTCTGGATTCAAAACTGATTACAACTTTAGAGTTAATAAACAAATCTACTTTAATCCAGAAGTTATTGGACTCGGAACCGTTTCAGGTGTGGGTATTGGGACAACGATCACATTCTCCAACCCAGGTGCGGGTTTGACAAGTATTTTTATTCCATCTAAAACAATATTCATTGAAAATCATGAACTTAAAACTGGTGATGAAGTAACTTACTCCCCAGGAACTGGTGGTAGTGGTATTATTGTTGAAGACTCTACAAATGTCGGAGTTGGTATTACTTTAACGGATGGTCAAAAAGTATTCGTAGCTAAGATTGACGATAATTTAATTGGTATTGCTACGGTTAGAGTAGGTTTAGGAACGACTGGAACATTTGTTGGAATTGCTAGCACTCACAGATCTGCTACCACACTTTTCTTTAGAAGTGTTGGATCTGGAACTACTCATAGTTTTAAAACTAATCATAGTGTACTCACTGGTGAGGTAAGAAGAAACTTAGTAACAGTATCTACTGCATCAACTCATGGGTTAAGTTCACCGCATAATATTTCTATCAGTGTAAGTCCAAATAATACAGTCACCAAAACACTAACGTATAATGATTTTAACAGAAGAGTAATTGTTGATCCTGTTGGATTTACTACTGTCGGAGTAAACACCACCAATAATACAATTAGTGTAACATCTCACGGTTTTATCACAGGTGACAAGATAATCCATACATCATCAGTGCCTACTGAAGGACTTATTGATCAGAAGATTTATTATATTGTCAAAGTTGATGATAACACAATCAAACTTGCTAATACTAAACATGATGCCACAATAGAAAAACCCAATGTAGTTGGTCTTTCTAGTGCGTCACTTGGAACAATAAATCCAATCAATCCTTCTCTGAAGGTATATAAAAACTCAACAGTTGAATTTGATCTTTCAGATTCTTCTCTTGGATATACAGTTCAAGGCACACAATATCCTGCCTTTGAGTTTAATCTTTATACTGATAAAAACTTTACTAAAGTATGGAACAAATCTGACACAAATAATGTCTTTGAATTGACAAAAACTGGAAATGTTGGAAGTGCTGGTGCAAAAGCAACTCTTACTGTAAATGAAAATATCCCAGAGGTTTTATATTATAAACTTGATGTTACTAAAGAATCTAGCACACCTACATCAAAAACAAGTATTATAGTTGATGAAGAGGCAAATTCTAATAATCAAATTAATTGTAAGTTTAGTGAATATAATGGAACATACTCCATTAACGTTGGAACCACAACTACATTTACTTACACTTTAGGAGATACACCAGAGAGCACGAGTTATACTTCACCAACATCTACTATTGAGTATGAAACTGATTGTACACATACTTATGGACCTATTGCAAAAGTATCTATAGAAACTCCTGGCAAAAATTATTATTCATTACCTGGAATTACGACAGTTACAACTGCTGCAGGTAAAAATGCTATTTTATTCACAAGCAGTAATGACATTGGAAAGGTCAAAAATATCGATATCAACAACATTGACAATTATAAATTACCTTCTGATAAAACTTTATCACCAACTGCTAGATATCCACAAATTCTTAAAATAGATCGTTTAGCTCAAATTGATTCTGTAGCAATTAGTTCTTTTGGTAGAGGATATCAAATAGCACCTAAACTCGTTGTAATTGATGGTAAAACAAATAATGTTGTAGATGACATTGATTTAAGATTTGCAAACAATAAAATTGATATTCTTAAGAATACAAATGGGATAAGTAATGCAACTCCCACCATTATTCCGACTCAAACAGACTCTGGAGTTGGAATCAATACTATTGTTTATGATAGTTCAAATGGCAATGTTGATGTAACACTTTCAGTTGGATTTAGTACAATCAATTCTTTCCCATTCAAAGTAGGAGATAAAGTATTAGTTGAAAATGTAAGTGTCGGTGTTGGTTCAACTGGTAAAGGATTTGATTCTGCAAACTATAATTACAAACTGTTCACTTTAACTGCTGTCACTGAAAATCTTGGTGGTATTGGTTCCGTTAGATATAATATTTCAGACTCACTGTCTGGTTCTGAGTTCCCAGGGACATTTGATAAGGTTAATTCGTCTGGAAGAATAACTGCTGAGAAGAATTTTGCAATTTTTGACGTAAAATTAAAAACAAACAATTATATTTTAGGAGAAACAGTTTCCTCTGGATCTAAAGTTGGTGTAGTGGATGATTGGGATCCTAAAATTGATACTTTAACTATTTCATCTGATGATGTATTTGATACTTCTGATGTAATAAAGGGTAATACATCAAATATTTCGGGAATAGCAACATCCGTTGAATCATTTGATATTAACACCGAGGTCAATTCAAGTGTCAAAGCAATAAAAGGGAGACAGACTGACTCTGGTGTTCTTAACTTTGATTTGCAAAGAATTCAAGATAGTTTTTATTATCAGAATTTCTCATATTCTCTAAAATCAAAGGTTGATTTTGATACTTGGAATGATCCTGTTTCTACAACAAATCATACTTTAGGATTTAGAAAATTTGCAGATTATCAATTAGAATCAAATAATAGTAACAACATGGCAGTTGGTGTTTCAACTGACCTTACTAATGTTACTCTCATAAAAGACGTTGATAGTTTTGTAAGTTTAAATTGTGTATTTGACTTTGATCTGGTCAAGGAAAACAATTTTAATTTAAACAATAAATTAGTATCCGATGAGATAATTTTTTCAAATCGCATTCTATCTGATTTCTTTGAGTCAGTTGGTAACAGAGTTTTATCAATTGATGATGTATCAAGTCAGTTTAACAGCAATCCAAGATCAACTGCTTTTAGTGTAATTAACACATTTAATACTGATGAGATCCGATCTCAAAAATACATAACTCTTATAAGAGATAAGAGATACACGGCACAAAGACAGTTACTTCTTGTTGATCTTATTCATGATGGATCTAGAGGTTATATTAATCAATATGGTAGAGTTGAATCTCAGTATGATCAAGGATCATTCGATTTTGCTATTGCATCTGGACAAGGCGAATTAAGATTCTTCCCAACTAAGGCTAAAGTAAATGATTACAATGTTGTTGCATTTTCTTATAATCTAGACGACGCATTTGCTGGAGTGGGAACAACATCGTTAGGTGGTGTTGCTTTAATTGAGTCAACAAGTTCTCCTATTACTGCTGGTGTTACAACTAACATTGTTTCTATTGCCAGCACATATACTAGTGCAAAAGTATTGGTTCAAATAAATCCAGATACTACAAGAAATGAAGAATTTGAAACGATTGAACTCAATATCGTTCATGATGGATCAAATGTTGAATTATTAGATTATGGAAGACTTACGACTGGAATTGCAGCGTATTCTGAAGTTGGATTAGGAACTTATCATGCTTATATTAGTGGTTCTGATCTTAAAGTAGATTTTGTTCCAGCATCAACAGGTATAGGAACAACTGGAGTTATTAACACAATTCAAGTTGGTCTTGCAAGTGATACTTTTACAGGAATAGGAACTGCAGATTTAAGTTATTCTAAAACTAAAGCCGAGACAACATCTATTTCATCCTCCGCAACTCCTGGTATAAACACTATTTCGCAATTCACTGATAATTTTGATGGTGCTTATTTCTTAGTGCAAGTTGTTGACACCACGAACAATAATTATCAATTATCTGAAATTTTAGTTCTGGATGATTACACTACAGATTCTTCCGAAGAGGGAGAAACCTATATGACCGAATATGGAGTTATTGAAACTTCAACTGCAACTGGTTTTGGAACATTTGGTTCCAGAGTATCTACTGCGGGCACTGTATCTCTTGTATACACTCCACCAGCAAGTGTCAATACAGTTGTTAATGTATATTCTAATAATATTTGTTTAATTGAAGATGATACCAAGTCTTCTGAAATTGATTTTACTAACGGTTCTATTAAAAATGGATTTGGTGATTATACTGGAACTGAGGCTGATATTAAGAGAGAGTTTGAACTCAAACATGAAAACTTGCAAGTCTTTGAAAGATATTTTGAAGGTAATGATAGTTCAATTGTAAGTATCACTGATAATACAATCAAACTACCTAATCACTTCTTCGTAAGTGGTGAAAAAATTAGATACGTTCATGTTGGATTAACTACATCTGCTGTTGGTATTGCAACAACTAGTTTTGTTGGAGCATCTTCTACAACATTCCTACCAGGTGAAAATCTGTATGCAGTTAAAGTAGATGACAACAATATAAAAATTGCATCTAGTGCCGAAAATGCACTTAAGTCAATCCCACAAGTTGTTGAACTTGAAAGTGTAGGTATTGGAACTTCACATAGATTTATTGCTACAAATCAAAACGCAAAAGTAATTGTAGCACTTGATAATCTTATTCAATCACCTGTTGTTTCTACAGCAGTAACCACAACATTAGCAGATTCAGTCACCATTGCAGATAATTTATTAAAATTCAGTGGCATTACATCATTCTTCGGATCCGATATAATTCAAATCGGTAGTGAAATTATGAAGATTGAAGGTGTTGGTATCGGCAGTACTAATTTGATAAGAGTTAGAAGACCTTGGTTAGGAACTAAATTATCAGGATTTAGCACTGGTGCTTTGGTAACCAAAATTGTTGGTAATTATAATATCGTAGATAATCATCTTAACTTCGTTGAAGCACCATATGGCAATACACCAATTGGTTCTTCAACAAATGCACCTGATGAACGTGATTGGACTGGTATTACGACAAGTTCCAGTTTCCAAGGTAGATCCTTTATAAGATCAGGCATTGAGAATTCTTCTAATGAAGCATATCATAAAAATTATATCTTTGACGATATTTCTCAAGGATTTAATGGAACTCAAAATGAATTTAGATTATATCAAAATAGCACCGATGTGACTGGAATTTCAACAGAAAATGCAATCATTCTTGTTAATGATGTATTCCAAACACCTGGTGCTAGTAACCAATATTCTTTAAATGAGTCAGCAGGAATTACCTCAGTAACATTCAACGGAACTGAAACAGATCCATTAGGATCAGATGTTGGTATTTCTAGTTTCCCCAAAGGTGGTATTATTGTTTCTGTTGGTTCTACTGAGGGATTAGGATATCAACCTCTTGTTGCTGCAGGAGGAACTGCTGTTGTCTCTGGACTTGGTACAATACAATCAATTTCTATTGGTAATAGTGGATCTGGTTATAGGTCTGGTATTCAAACCGTAAATGTTGGTGTAGGTCTTTCTGCAACTGGAACACCAAGTATTGAGTTTATTGGAACTGCTGTTGTTAGTAACGGTAACGTTGTGAGTGTGGCTATCACTAATCCAGGAACTGGATATACAACATCTAATATACCTTACGTTGTATTTGATCAACCACTTTCTTACTCTAACCTCACACTTGAATATTCATCTTCCTCAGTTTCTGGCGTAGGTACTGAGGCAAAGATTGATATTGTTGTTGGTCAGGGTTCAAGTGTAATTGATTTTGAAATTACAAATACTGGATATGGATTTGGTAATGGTGAAATCTTGACTGTTGCAATAGGTGGAACTACTGGTATTCCAACCACATCTTCTTACAGTGGAAATGAATTCCAAATCACAATTGATAAAGTTGCCACCGACGAATTTACAGGATGGTCTTTAGGCACACTTCAAGTAATGGATGATGTAAGTGAGTCAATTGATGGAATAAGAAGAAACTTTAACCTTCTTCAAAATGGGACTGCAGTATCAATTGTTGCTGCTAAGGGATCTAAAATTAATGTTCAAGATGTTCTTCTGATATTTGTAAATAATATTTTACAAATTCCAGGAGAGGGCTACACTTTTGATGGTGGCAATTTTGTTACCTTTACTGAAGCACCTAAGGTAGGTGATAGAGTTCAGATACTTTTCTATAAAGGAAGTGGTGATACTGATGTCATATTTAAAGAAGTTATTGAGACTGTCAAAAAAGGTGACACCCTTCAGATCAAACATAATTCTTCAACTCAAGATTCATTCTTAACAGAAGATGAAAGATCTGTAACTTTAATTAATTCTACAAGTAGTGTTCAAACTAATCCTTATTATGGACCAGGTAATACTTCAAATGTTGATCTTGAAAGACCCGTAACATGGTGTAGACAAACTGAAGATAAAATTATTGATGAAATTCCTGTTGGAAAGGATAGAGAACTTTATGAACCAGTAATTAATCCAAGTGCATATATTATTAAATCTGTAGGAGTTGGTTCTACTGCAGTTTATGTTGATTCTCTCAGACCATTGTTTAACTCTCAAAATGAGGCAACTGATTTAACCTTCCAGAATAAAATTAAATTTGTTAGACAGGAAACTAAAGCATCGGCCGCGGCAACTGCTGTTGTTTCTGGATTGGGAACTATTTCTTCAATCGTTATATCTGACGGTGGAGTAGGTTACACAACAGCAACTGTAAGTATTGCATCTACTGTAGGTGTTGCTACAACTTCTAGTGCATTTGGTTCTGTAACGATAAGTGCAGGAGGCACTGTTACTGGAGTTGCCATTACAAGTCCTGGTGTTGGATATACTAATACGAATCCTCCTGCCGTTCTTATATCTCCACCAGCATTTACTGAGGAAGAAGTATCTGTAACTTCTTTTGTAGGTGATCTTGGTGTTATTGTTGGATTTGGCACTACAAATGTCGGTGTTGGTACAACATCTTTAATATTTGATCTTCATATTCCATATAATTCATTCTTGAGAGATACTAATATTGCAGGAACAGCAGTGACAATAAGTTCTCTTGATGCAAATGATTTGTTTATAGTTAGAAATTCTAACATTGGTGCAGGTGAAACATCTATTACATCCTTTGATTCTGCAGGCAACACAGTTGGAGTGGGAACCTCATTTGCAGATAATGTTTATGCAATTAGAACTGCAGTATCCATATCAACAAGTGTTCAAGGTATCACTACACATGTAAGAAGAGTTACAGTTGATGTTGACCAGTTTATCACCTCTGGAATTACAACATCAGACTTCTTTGGTGATTATAGTTTTGGCAAGATTGAAGTATCTAGAACTAAAGAAAATTCATACACTGCGTATACAACGTCTGGTGTTGGAATTACTAATGGTGTAGGTATTTCAACTTCACCAATGATTGTAAGATCTAAATCATTGAAATTTAAAAATTACTCGGTCTAATTACTAATAAATAAATAAAAAATCTCTGTCAAATGGCTGCCATTATAACGGACCAGATTAGGATATTAAATGCAAAAAACTTTGTTGCTGGAGTAGAGAACTCCAGCAATTCTTACTATTCATTTATTGGTCTTCCTAATCCATCTGATTACCAAAGTGATTGGGATAGTGATCCCCCTGCACCAAAGGATAACTTTGACCAGGAGAATGACTATTGGGACACAATGGTTGCCCTGAAAAAGATTAACACTGCCGATGTTAGGCAGGTTGTTCCTAAGAGAACTTGGTCCTCTGGAACCTCGTATGACATGTATCGTCATGATTATAGTAGAACAAATACCGCGAAGATTTCTGGATCTACGTCTTTGTATTTGTCAAACTATTTTGTAATGAATAGTGATTTCAGAGTCTATATTTGTCTTCAAAACGGAATGGATCCTGACAATCCAAGTGGGAGACCTTCTCTTGACGAACCAACCTTTACTGATTTAGAACCAAGATCTGCTGGTAATAGTGGTGATGGTTATTTGTGGAAATATTTGTTTACCATTAAACCTAGTGATGTTGTTAAGTTTGAGTCCACTGATTATCTTCCAGTTCCTAAGGATTGGAGCACATCAACTGAAAATGCTGCAGTAAGAGATAATGCTGTTGATGGAAGCATCAAAATTGTTACTGTAACTAACAAGGGAGTTGGATTAGGAACTGCTAGTAGAACTTATACTTCTGTTCCCATCAAAGGAGATGGAACAGGTGCTCAATGCACTATTTCAATTGATGCTAATTCTCAAGTAAGTTCAGTTGTAGTATCAAATCAGGGTTCTGGATATACTTTTGGTAGTGTTGATTTGGTTGCAGGTGGTGTTCCTACAGGAACGACTAGACCTACATTTGATGTAATAATGTCTCCACAAGGTGGACATGGTGCTGATATTTACAGAGAACTTGGTGCATATAATGTCTTGATGTATTCAAGAATTGAAAATGATAATCAAAATCCAGATTTTATTACAGGTAATGAAATCGCAAGAATAGGTATTGTTGAAAATCCTGAACAATTTGGATCAACAACATTACTTTCTGCCGATAAAGCAAGTGCAACAGGTGCTCTTAAACTTGTAGGAACTGGATATAGCACTGCTACATTTACTGCTGATTCTTATTTTACACAAACAATTTCTACTGGCACTACTGCTGTTGGAAGAGTCGTAAGTTACAATCAAACAACAGGTGTTCTTAAATATTGGCAGGATAGATCTTTAGCAGGTTTTAATACTGTAGGAACTGCAAATACACAACCTACTTATGGATTTGAGTTGCAAGATTTTACTGCTTCTCCAGGGACTGGAGGATCGTTAACAATCGTTCCTTCATCAGGACAAAATTTGACTATTGATGATTCTTTCTCAGGTATTTCTACCGTAATAAATAATCGTACATACTATCTTGGTCAAAGTTTTACTAGTGGTCTTGCAGATCCAGAGGTCAAAAAGCATTCTGGAAATATTATTTACGTTGACAATCGACCATCAATTACAAGGTCAGTGAACCAAAAGGAAGACATAAAAGTTATTTTGCAGTTCTAAAGAATTATGCCTCAACAAACGAACCTCAACGTAGCTCCATATTTTGACGATTTTGATCCAGCGAGCGATTATCATAAGGTATTATTCAAACCTGGATATCCTATTCAGGCTAGGGAACTAACGAATTTACAATCAATCCTTCAGAATCAAATTGAAAGATTTGGTCAACATTTTTTCAAAGAAGGTGCAAAGGTAATTCCAGGAAATACTGGATATAGTCAGTCATATTATTGCGTCCAATTGCAGAATAACTATCAGGGAGTTCCTGTATCTGCATATGCAGATCAACTCCTTGGTACTAAAATTACTGGACAGACATCAGGGGTTAGTGCATATGTTGATAGCATTCTTCTTCCAGAAAATTCTGATAATGGAAATCTGACACTTTATATCAATTATTTAAATTCAAGCACTGCAAATAACTCTACTCAACAATTTACTGATGGTGAATTGCTGTCATGTAATGAAATAATTACCTCTGGATTATTAGGCAACTCAACTATTGTTGCTGGTACACCTTTTGCAGCTGCACTTGCAACTGGTGCTAATGCAGTTGGTTCATCATTCCAGATTGAAGAGGGTGTTTACTTTGTTAGGGGAAATTTTGTTAATGTTGCTAGAGAAACATTAATTCTTGATCAATATTCCAACACACCAAACTATAGGATTGGTCTCTTTATCAATGAAGAGATTATTACCTCTGATTTGGATGAGGCACTTAATGACAATTCGCAAGGATTTAATAATTACTCAGCACCAGGTGCAGATCGTTTAAAGATAACTTTAAGTCTCTTTAAAAAAGGTTTAGATAACTTTAATGATGATAATTTTATTGAACTTGGCACGGTTGTCAATGGTGTTTTAAGAACAAAGACAAAGAAAGGTGTTTTTGGAACAGGTTCTTCAGGTAACAGCAATTTTGATGACGTATTAGCGAGAAGAACTTTTGATGAGTCTGGTAATTATTATGTCAAACCTTTTGATGTAACTCCATTAAACTCACTTAATGATAACATTGGTAATGGTGGAATTTTTCAAGAAGGACAGTTTACTCCGGGAGGAGTTCCTGCATCTGATGAATTAGCACTTTACAAAATTTCTCCCGGTAAAGCATATGTAAAGGGTTATGAAATTGAAACCCTTAATGCTGTTTATATTGATGTACAAAAACCAAGAACAACAAGAACTTTAGAAAATCAAAATATAATTTATAATACAGGACCAACTCTCAATGTAAACAGAGTTTATAGATCTCCAAGTGTTGGATTTGGAACTTATTTCGTAAGTCTTAGAGATCAAAGAGTTGGATCTGATCAAGAATCTGCTCCTGGTAAAGAAATTGGATTGGCTAGAGTATATGATTTTAAATTAGAATCTGGATCATATGATGCAACCAATTCTGATGTTAATGAATGGAATTTAGCACTCTATGATGTTCAAACCACTGTTGATTTATCACTGAACCGAGCAGATACATTAAGTATTCCAACATTTGTAAAAGGTGCAAATAGTGGTGCTACAGGTTTCTTAAGATATGCTGTTTCTGCAGGAACAGCAGTCACTGTTTATGAAACTGAAGGAAGTTTTATTCCAAATGAAGCACTGATTTTTAATGGTATTCAAAATGGAAGAACAGCAATAGCTGTAACAGAGCATGGTATCTCTGACGTAAAATCTATTTACGGCACTAACAATGGTGTTATTGGAATTAATACATTTAGTGCCGATGTTGTTCAAGAAACAAGATTTAGTGTAGGCATTGCAACTGTAAGCACTTTATCTGGTGGTATTAGTACCATCACAGCAAGAAATCCCCTGTTTCCAGGAACTTTAATCAAAGAAAATGATATTGTAGAATACACTGATACAACTGCTGGAAGAAATAATGATCCTATTTTTGCAAGAGTTGTAAGTGTCGGAACATCTGATTTCACAGTTGCCACAACAACTGCTGTAGCAGGTATCTCAAGTGGGTTTCTTCCATCATCTACTTTAGATGTAACAGATTTGAAAGTTCTCACTACAAAATTATCAACTGTTTCTGACAACACTTTATACACACCACTTGCAAAAGCTAATATTTCAAATGTTGATTTAACTGATGCTTCTTTAACAATTAGAAAAACATTTACTGTAAATATTTCTAGCAATCAACTTTCTACACAAGTTGAATCTGGCACTAATGAAACTTTCCTTGCGTTTGATGAGGAAAGATATTTACTCACTAGATCTGATGGCGGAACTGAAACTCTTACTTCGGATAAAATTGATATTGGTGCTGATGGAACCACTCTTCAAATTAGAAACTTAGGTTCTAACGATACTGGTGCAACACTTGTTGCAACTTTGAAAAAGTTGAAACCCAAGGCAAAAGTAAAAATTAAGAATAGAGTTAATTCTGTTCTTGTTGATAAATCAAAACTTCAAGGTTCTGGAATTGGAACCACGACTCTTAATAATGGACTGACATATGGAAGTTATCCATTTGGAACTAGAGTTGAAGATGAAGTTATTTCATTAAATGTTCCAGATGTTTTAGAAATTCATGGAATTTATGAATCAGCAGGAACTGGAGCACCTTCTGCTCCTTTGATGACTCTTAATACAATTAATAGTGCATCTACAACTACATCGGAACTACTAATTGGCGAACAGATAATTGGTCAGACTAGTGGTGCAGTTGCAATTGTTGCCGTTAAGACAAATAATACAACAATTGAGTATATTTCAAAAAATGAATTTGTGTTCATTGAAGGTGAAACAATTGAGTCTCAAGAATCATCTGTAAGGGGAATAGTTTCTAGTCTTTCAACTCCTAGTTTCAATATTTCTTCAAATTATAAGTTTAGATCAGGTCAAGAAGGAACTTTCTATGATGTTGGTTCTATCAAGAGAAATGCGGATTCTATTTCACCATCTAAACAAATAAAAGTTTACTTTAAGAGTGCATATTTTGATAGCACTGATGATGGTGATATCACTACAGTTAATTCCTATAATCAATTTAACTATTCCTCTAAGGAAATTAAACTTGTTGATGATAGAAGAGTAACAGATCTCATTGATATAAGACCAAGAGTTTCGGATTACACAGTATCTGAATCTGTTAGATCTCCACTAGAATTTTTAGGAAGATCATTTGATAATTCGGGACAAACTGCAGCAAATCCATTAGCCTCGGATGAGTCAATTCTTGCAGATGTTTCATACTATCAAGGAAGAGTTGATAGAGTGTTCTTGACCAAAGATGGTAGATTCCAGGTAATGTATGGAACACCATCAGACGATCCACAAAGTCCAGAGGCAGTTGATGATGCAATTGAAATTTGCACTGTTGAACTTCCAGCTTATCTTTATACTCCAGGAAATGCAAGATTGTCTTTCTTAGAGCATAAAAGATATCGTATGCAGGATATCAAAAAACTTGAAAATAGAATTAGAGGTCTTGAATATTATACATCTTTATCTCTTCTTGAGAAAGAAACTGCAAATCTTTTCATTCCTGATTCTGATGGTCTTAACAGATTTAAATCTGGATTCTTTGTAGATAATTTCTCTGATTTCTTACCACAAGAACAAACAGTAGACATCAAAAATTCAATTGATAGAAAGGTTAACGCTTTAAGACCTAAACACTATACCAATTCTGTAGATCTTGTTTTTGGTCCAGTTGTAGACCCCGATACAAATGATGATCCAAATTTTGCTGCCATTGAAGGTAATAATGTTAGAAAAGCAAATGATGTTGTAACACTTGATTATTCTGAAGTAGAGTTTATCAAGCAATCATTTGCAACTAGATCAGAGAGTGTAACTCCATTCTTAATTAGTTTCTGGAACGGTACTCTTGAACTCACACCAGCAACTGACAACTGGGTTGATACAACCAGACTTGAAGCAAAGATTATTGAAACTGAAGGAAACTATGCTGAAACATTCAATACTCTTGCTCAAAACGGAACTATAGACCCACAAACTGGATTTGGTCCTATTGTATGGGATTCATGGGAGACAAACTGGACAGGAGTATCTGAATCAACAACTACTAGAAGAACAGTACTTGATAATGATCCAGGTGGTGCTCCAATTCGTAGACGTGCTCATGATGGTAGAGGATGGGTTCCTGGTGCATGGACTCAGCAGTTTGTTGAAGTCGGCACTGGAACAAGAGAAGAGGTTCTCAGAACAAGAACTGAAGTTGGTACAAGATCTCGTTCTGGAGTGAGGACTATTGTCACTGAACAATTTGATCAAACGTCAGTTGGAGATAGAGTTGTAAGTAGAGATCTTATTCCATATATGAGATCTAGAAATGTTGAATTTGTTTCTAAGAGAGTCAAACCACTTACTAGACTTTATGCATTCTTTGACGGTGTTGATGTCACTAAGTATTGTGTTCCAAAACTTCTTGAGATTTCAATGACATCTGGAACTTTCCAGGTCGGTGAAACTGTTATAGGTTCTGTTCTTAGAACTGGTTTAGCAGAAGAAACAAGTGAAACCACTCCAAGCATTACATTCAGAGCTGCTCAATCAAATCATAGAGAAGGTCCTTACGACACTCCAACGAAGACATTTGAAGAAAACCCATACACTAATCAAGTCCTCTCTGCAGCATATTCATCAACCTCCAATATTTTAAATGTTGATACTTTCTCTCTTGCATCACAGGCAAGAGGTGATTTCTTCGGTTTTGTTGAAAGTGGAATGGTTCTTACTGGTAAAACAAGTGGTGCTCAAGCAACCATTACAAATGTAAGACTCGTATCTGATATTTCGGCAACTTGTATTGGAAGTTATTTCATTCCAAACCCAAATAATGTCAATTTCCCTAGATTTGAAACTGGAACAAAAACATTTACTCTTGTAGATGATATTGATAACAATCAAGATGCTGCATTAACAATTGCTGAAGAAGGATTCTCAGCATCGGGTACACTTGAAACAGTGCAGGAAAATATTATTTCTGTTAGAAATGCGAGAGTTGAACTTAAAAATGAATTCCAAAGCAGAAATGTTAGTAGAGATCTTGGAACAGAAGTAGTATCTGACAGAGTAATTGGAGGAACAGGAACTAGAAGAGTACAAGTTCAATGGTACGATCCTCTTGCACAGTCGTTTTTAGTAGAAGACTCAACTGGTGTATTCCTTACTAGTTGTGATGTCTTCTTTAGGACAAAGGATGACATGGATATTCCAGTTGTCTTCCAACTTAGATCAATGATCAATGGTGCTCCATCAGCAAAAGTTCTTCCTTTCTCTGAAGTAGTTCTTGACCCAGCTGATGTCATTACGTCAGCAGATGGTTCACTTGCAACTAATATTCAATTCAAGGCACCTGTATATGTTGAGGGTGGCACTGAATATGCCGTATGTTTAGCATCTAACTCCACCAAATATAGTGTTTACATCTCTAGAATTGGTGAAAATGATTTGCTAACTGACACCTTTATTTCTAACCAACCATACCTTGGTTCACTCTTTAAATCTCAGAATGCTTCAACTTGGGAACCAAGTCAGTGGGAAGATTTGAAGTTTACTCTTTATAGAGCAGACTTTATAGAAAATGGTTCAGTTGAGTTTTATAGTCCAGAACTGACTCAAGGTAATGGACAGATTGCAAAACTGCTTCCAGACCCAATCAATATTAATTCAAGAGAAATTAGAGTTGGACTTGGGACAACAGTTGCAGATTCAGGTTATGAGATTGGTAATACATTCTCACAACAAGGCACAAATGCGACAGGTAATTTAGTTGGAACTGCTGGTTCTGCAACTGGTAATCTTGATATTACAAATGCAGGTCTTGGATTCACACCTGCCTCTAGTGACTATACATTTACTGGTGTGAACCTTGTTACTCTTACTGGAAGTGGTAGAGGTGCTACTGCAGATATCTCTATAAAAAATGGTTCAATAGTCGCAAGTGGTGCAACAATCGCTAGTGGTGGTTTAGGTTATCAAATTGGAGATGTCGTTGGTATTGATACAATCGGTGATGCCTCACTTGGTAGAAACGCAAGACTTACTATCACAGGAATTGGTCATACTAATGAACTTGTTTTAAATGATGTTCAAGGTGAATTTGTTGTAGGTGCTGCAAATACTTTGATGTATGCTAACAGTTCAGGAATTACCACTGAACTTAACTTTAATCTTCCTTCTGAGGGTCTTGGTGGAGACGTACAGATTTCTAGTATTAGTGAAGTCTCTGATGGTCTACATTTGACAATTAATCATCAGAATCATGGAATGTACTTTAGTAATAACTCAGTTAAGATTTCTGGAGTTGTTGGTGATATTAAACCAACAACACTTACCGCAGCATATGATGCATCTTCAACAGATGCTATAGCAGTTTCTGTAGCATCATCTTTCACAACATTTGAAAACGTTGGTGTTGGAACTACTAATGTTGGTTATGTTCAAATTGGCGATGAAATTATTGAATACACTAACGTTTCTGGAAATACTCTTGGTGGCAATATTGTCAGAGGAGAAAATCCAAAGACATATCCAGTTGGCACACCTGTTTATAAATATGAACTTGCTGGAGTTAACCTCCAAAGAATCAACAGAACTCATGCTTTAAGTGATGTTACAAATCTGAATCCATTTACATTTGATTCATATCAAGTAAAAATTGATACTTCAGCAACAACTGGCACTGATAGAAGCACTGATGTTGGATTCCCCAAACTCTATCTTGGAAATACCAAAAACTCTGGTGGTTATAAAGTAAGGGCTACACAAAATATGCCTTTTGAAATCATCACTCCTAGTGTTCAAAATCTTACGGTCCCTGCAACTTCAATCACTGCAGAAGTAAGAACCACAACCAGTAAGAGTTTCAGTGGTAATGAAATTCCTTATATTGATGCTGGTTTTGAAGATATTACGATTAATCAGAAAAATTATTTTGATACACCAAGAATGATTGCATCTAAAGTAAATGAAGATTTGCAATTAACAAATGTTGAAGGTAACAAATCCTTGAACATGAGATTGTTCTTAAATACGACTGATACTAGAGTAAGTCCTGTGATTGACTCTCAAAGAGTTAGTGCAATTCTTACTTCTAACAGAGTTAATGACATTGTTACTAATTATGCTACTGATTCAAGAGTGAATACTTTAACTGAAGATCCAACAGCATGTCAGTATATCTCAAATGAAATTGTCCTTGAAAATTCTGCAACTTCAATAAAAGTAATTGTCGCTGCTCACGTTGATGAGTCATCTGATATTAGAGGATTCTTTGCAGTTAATAATAAACCTGGTTTAGAACCTGTATTCACACCATTCCCTGGATACGGAAATCTTAATTCTAGAGGTCAAGTGATTGCATCAGAAAACAATAATGGTGAATCTGATGTATTTGTCGCTAAATCAAATGTTCTTGCATTTGAAGCTGCCAAGGTTGATTATAAAGAATATACTTTCACAATTGATCAACTTCCTTCATTTAGAACTTATAGAATTAAGTTGAATCTTACTTCAACAAATCAGTGTTTTGTTCCTATAATTAAGGAACTTAGGGTCATCGCATTAGCATAATGGATTTTTATGGATTAGAGGGTCATAAGGATCTCGCAAGAGATCCTGAGACTAATGCAATTCTCAATGTAAATAGTATGGAGTATCAACAATACTTATCGAGACGTGAGGTAAAATCTGAAAAGAATCAGAAAGTACAGACAATGGAAGAAGAAGTTGCTAATATAAAGGGTGAAATAGATGAAATCAAGTCCCTTCTTAAGGAGTTACTCAATGGATCCCGACCAAATTGAACTTTCTAATTTGTCAAAAAGTTTTGCATATCAGAAGATTGCAACTGACATAGATAATTGTGATGACCGTGACACTCTAAAGAATATTGCAAAGTCATTTTGCAAACTTTATTATAAACAACAAGAGACAATGCAAGTTATAGGCATCCCTAATGGCTAGTAAGAACATCACTTTTGATCCAGACTCTGGAGTACCATATGGTCTTAATCTAACCATTTATGGTGGAGCAGATTTTACTGCAAATTTAAATGTAAAAACTACTTCAAGTAGTAACTTTGATTTGACTGACTATAGTGGTTCTGCAGCAATTTCTAAAAGTGTTGCTGTTGGAGCAACACTTGGTATTACAACTTCATTTACTGTTGGATTTACTAGTGCATATGATGGACAAATAAAACTCTCTCTCGGTACAACTTCCACAAGAAATTTGACAGAGGGTAGATATGTTTATGATGTTTTAGTCAGTTCTGGATCTACGACATATACACTTGCGAATGGAAATGTCTATGTTTACAACCCAGTATCATCAGCACCCTAAATACACTTAGGAAACTTGTGGAATAAATGGCACAACCAGCAAGTAGAACAGATTTAATAAATTATGCTAAGAGGCAACTTGGGGCACCAGTCCTTGAGATAAACGTTGCTGATGAGCAAGTAGATGATCTGGTTGATGATGCATTGCAGTTTTTTCATGAGAGACACTTTGATGGTGTTATTCAAACATTTTTAAAGTACAAAGTTACTCAAGATGATATTGACAGGGGTAGAGCGAGAGGTGGAAATAATCCAATCGGTATTGTAACAACAACTGCAACATCATCAATTGATGGCAGTGATGTTACATTTTCATTTGAAGAGGATAGCAATTATTTACAAGTACCTCCATCAGTAATTGGTATCAACAAAATTTTTCAATTTGATGGTTCAAATACTGTAACAAATAATATGTTCAGTGTGAAGTATCAGTTATTCCTCAATGATATCTACTATTGGGGATCAACTGAAATCCTAACTTATGCAATGACCAAGAGATATCTTGAAGATATTGATTTTGCACTTAACACGCAAAAGCAAGTAAGATTTAATCAAAGACAGGACAGACTCTATCTTGACATTGATTGGGGTGGAGTTACAAAAGATGATTATATCGTCATTGACTGCTACCGTCTCATAGATCCCAATGACTATTCTAGAGTTTGGAATGATTCATTCCTGAAGAGATATGTTACTGCCCTTATTAAGAGGCAGTGGGGTCAAAACTTAATTAAGTTTCAAGGAGTTAAACTACCAGGTGGAATTGAACTTAATGGTAGACAAATTTATGATGATGCAGAAAAAGATTTGGAAAATATTAGAGAAGTAATGTCAAACACCTATGAACTTCCACCTTTAGATATGATCGGATAATATGTTAAATCCATTTTTTACTCAAGGAACAACTGGTGAGCAGAATCTTGTTCAGGATTTAATTAATGAGCAATTAAGAATGTACGGGGTTGATATTTTTTATCTTCCTCGTAAATTTTTAACTGAAAATACGGTCATTAGAGAAGTTGTTCAGTCAACATTTGACATGGCACTTCCTCTTGAAGCATATGTTGATAATTATGATGAGTATGCTGGAGCAGGTGATGTTCTTTCAAAATTTGGTATCGAATCTAAAGATGAAGTAAGACTTATTATATCAAGAGATAGATTTGAAAATTATATCACTCCACTTATTCAAGATCAATCTAACATTAAATTATCTACCAGACCAAAGGGTGGAGATTTAATTTGGTTTCCTCTTGACGATAGAATTTATGAAATTAAAGATATTGAATATGCAAAACCATATTATCAGTTACAAAATCTTTATGTTTATGAATTATATTGCGAACTCTTCCGTCTTGAAGATGAGGTCATTGCAACAGGTATTGAGGACATTGATAATAATCTTATCGGTGAGAACTATGATGGCGAAACTGATGATGGTATAAACACGATTCAGGGACCAACACAAACACTTACACTTGTAGGTTCTGCTGTAACAGCAACAGCAGAACTTTCCATCTTTGATGGTGGTGTTAGACTCTTTACAGTAACCAATAGAGGTGGTGGATATGATGGTGTTCCAACTGTTGGAGTGTCCTCAGCACCGTCTGGAGGGGTTACTGCCGTTGGTATTGCTACAATGATAGGTGGAATCAATGTTTGCAATCTAAACGCAAATCCAAGACTTCAATCTGTTCAGGCAGTGAATATTGCCAATCCTGGTTCTGGATATACAGTGGCACCGGGTGTCAGATTTAGTGGTGGTGGAAATGGAACAGGTGCTGCAGCTACTGCTACCATTGGTGATGGTGTTGTTGGTTTAGTCACTATTACTGCTGCAGGTAGTGGATATGTAGATTCTCCCACAATTTCATTTACTAATGAAATATTTGAAACTGGTGTAACAACTGTATCTGCTGCTGCAACTGCGGTAGTAAGTGCTGCGGGAACCATTTCAGCAATCTACATGACCAATGCAGGTCTCGGATATTCTGTAGCACCAACAATTGTTGTTGCATCTCCAGCATCAAGTTCTTCAGGTAATTTTGTATTCAATGAGATTGTTACTGGATCTGTAAGTGGAACAACAGCAAGAGTAAGAGTTCATGATGCTGTTGACAACACTCTTGAAGTAGCAACCGTAGCAGGTGATTTTGTTGCTGGTGAAACTGTAACTGGAGGAACTTCTGGTGCTACTGCAGAGATTAGAGTTGTAAGCACAGAACCAAATGATGATGGATTTGCTGATAATATTAACATTGAAACTGAGGCAGATTCAATTATTGACTTCAGTGAACAAAATCCTTTTGGTATGCCCTAAATAAATGTATCTTAACAAACACATAATAGTCTAGGACTTATCAATGTTTGAGTATTTTTACAACGAAATTTTGAGAAGAACCATTATCTCTTTTGGTACTCTTTTCAATAATGTAAGTATCAAGAAGACTGATTCTTCTGATAGTGTAGTAAGTGTTGTAAAAGTACCTCTGGCTTATGGTCCTACTGAAAAGTTTCTTGCAAGAATAAATCAATCTCCTGATTTAAATAAACCAACTCAAATTACATTACCAAGAATGTCGTTTGAGTTTACTGGTCTTACCTATGATCCAACTAGAAAGGTAACCACTACTCAGCAATTTGTTGTTAAAGATCCTGATGATGGAACTGAGACTAAAAAGTCTTACATGCCAGTTCCATATAACATGCAATTTGAACTTAGCATCATGACAAAGTTAAATGATGATGCGTTGCAAATTGTTGAACAGATATTGCCATATTTTCAACCTGCATACAATCTTTCAATTGAATTAGTTGAGTCAATCAAAGAGAAAAGAGACGTTCCCATCGTTCTTGAAAATATTACGATGCAAGATGATTATGAAGGGGATTTTACTTCAAGAAGAGTTCTTCTTTATACTTTAAGATTTACTGCAAAAACATATCTGTTTGGTCCTGCATCTTCTGCATCCAAGGATATCATCAAGAAGGCAAGAGTCAGTCTACTTACTGGAACAGATACATCAAATACTACAAGAGAAGTTACATATACTGTTACTCCAAGAGCAATCAAAGACTACACGGGAGACACTGCTACCACACTGTCTGCTGATATCACAACAACGACAAAAACATTTGAAGTTGATGATGCAAGTGGTCTTACAGCAAAAACATATGTGGACTTGGATGGAGAGGAACTCTTCATCAAGACTATCAATGGCAACAAAATTACAGTCAACAGAGGTCAAGACGGAACAACTATTACGTCTCACCTCAGAGGTGCTCCTATCAAACTTATCACTGCTGCAGACAATGCACTTATTGAAGAAGGAGATGACTTTGGATTTAGTGGAGTAATTTCATGAAAATGACTAAAAATTTCGATGACCTTAACGATACTTTCAACGTCTCTGATGACATTGTTCAACCAGAGATAGTTGAAAAGAAAATTGAAAAAATTAAATCTGCTGCTGATGATATCAAAAAAGATTATGAATACACTAGAGGTAATCTGTATTCATTGATTGAAAAAGGTCAAGAGGCGGTCAATGGTATTCTTGAATTAGCACAAGAAACTGAGCAACCAAGAGCATATGAAGTTGCCGGTCAGTTGATCAAGAGTGTTTCAGACGCCACTGATAAACTTCTTGACTTACAAAAGAAACTCAAAGATGTAGAGGAAGATAAACAGGTTCGTGGACCATCTACTGTAAACAATGCACTTTTTGTTGGATCTACAGCAGATTTGGCAAAGATGTTAAAGGACGGACTTAAAGAAGAACCTAAATAATTTGAAAGGGAGAGAAATCCCGAAGTACAAAGGTTACTAATAAAATGTCCAAGGATCTACCTTCGATTGATGATTTTGCTGAAGATAATAGCAATCTGCCATCTATCGATGATTTTATTACAGAAGAGAACGCAGAGGAACTCCCTTCTGTAGAAGATTTTATTGAGAAAGAAGAAGTAATAAGTGAAGCAACACAAACAATTGAAGATGCAAATGGTGAATCGTTTGCAGAAATAAAAGATATTGTTCCACCTTGGCCAGAACTGGTTAAGATGGTTAATGATGTTAGGGCAGATATTCCTGACATTCCAGAAATTAAATATTATGATAAGGAACTTGAAGATCTTGCAGAGCAAATCTCACAGATTAGAGATGAGATTCCAGAAGTTCCAGAAGTAAGATATTACGAAAAAGAAGTTGAAGCAATCTGCGAACAGATTGATCTTGTTAGAGAGCAAATTAAAGACCTTCCAGAGGTCAAGTATTATGATGAACAGGTCAATGCAATTGAAGATAGAATTGATACTCTTCAGACCGAAGTAACCAATCTTCCAGAAGTAAAGTATTACGATAAAGAAATTGAAGCAATCTGTTCAGCAATTGATCAGGTTCGTTCAGAAATTCCAACCTTCCCAAAGTGGGTCAATGAGGTAAATGAAGTTCCTGACTTTTCCTGGATTGGCAAAACTTTCAGTGTTATTGATGACGACTTCATTAAAGTTAATGATACTATTGATACTCTAAAAGAAAATATTCAGATTGATATTAAAAAATTAATTGAAGATAATGAAGTAAGACATTTTGAAAATAGAGTTCAGTTTGGCACTGAAGTAAAGGATCTTGACACCAAATTAGGTGAAGAGAAAGAAAAGATTTGGAAAGAACTTCGTGATTCTTCCATGAAGATATGGGAATATCACAAAGAGTTTAAAGATGATGATAAGAAGTTAAAAAAACAAATCAAGAATGAATATAATTCATTAAAGAATCAACTTGAGCAAAATCTCTCTAAGTATAATTTAGAAAGTGTAAAAACTGATGAACTTCTTCTTAATTACTTTAATGAATTAAAAGAAGAAGTAGGAAATCTTCCTGAAGTAAAATATTATGATGACGATATCAAACATCTCAAAGATGATTTGACCAGTCTTCGTTCTTTAGTTCAATCAATCAAAACTGAACAAAAAGAATTAAATGAAGAGTTACAGAATTTAAGTGAAGTTGCACTTGAGGAACCTCATGATATTGATCAAAGTGTAGATGGTAAGAAAGATCCTCTTGCACCACTTGACAAACAGTTTCCTAATCTTAAAGCATTAGCAGATCATTACAGATTATTCATTAATAGAGTTCAAACTCAAATTGCTACCATTGGTGGAGGTGGTGCAGGGTTTATTAAAGATCTGGATGATGTAGATATTTCTGGTCTTGCTGATAATTATATCCTTCAATATGATGCAACCAATTCAAAATGGTTGACAGTAGCAAACAATGCCGGTGCAGGCGGAACATGGGCATCTAATAGTATTGGTATTAGCACAACAAAAAATGTTGGCATTGCAACAACTTCCGCTAAATCTGATGTATCACTTTTTGTTGTTGGTGATATTGAGGCAACAGGAAATGTAAATGTTGCAGGCACAATTACATATGAAGATGTAAAAAATGTAGACTCTCTTGGTTTAAGTACATTTAGAAGTGGGATCGAGGTTCAAACTGGAACAGCAACAACTGCACTCCTGGTTCAAGGAGACGCAAGAGTAACCGGTATTCTGACTATTGGTACTGCATCTGTCACAATTGATGGTGATAACAATAAGGTTTCTGTTGGTGTTGTCACCATTACAAATTCAGAAGTTATACTTGGTGATAATGTCACTATCAATTCTTCTGCAACAGGCATCAATTCTGCACCAAATGTTCTTTACGTTGCAAAAGATGGAAGTGATGACAACAATGGTACATCAATTGATAACGCAAAACTAACGATTGCAGGTGCAGTATCAATCGCACAATCTGGAACTACAATTAAAGTCCTTTCTGGCAATTACGTAGAAAGTAATCCTATTGAACTTCCTGCGTTTACTGCTGTTGTTGGTGATGATTTAAGAACCGTAAAGGTTTTACCAAACACACCAACCAGTGACATCTTCCACGTAAATAAAGCATGTAAGGTTGCCAATATAACCTTCTCAGGACACACTGCACCTGCCGCAGCAATTGCTTTCCCATCAGGAGGAGCAACTAACGTTGGTGGTGGAAAGTGGAAGGGTCCATACATTCAAAACTGCACCAGTGACACCACAACTGGAACTGGTATCTATATTGATGGTGATAAAGCAGTGAAAACAAAATCAATGAACGTTGATGCTTTCACTCAATATAATCAAGGTGGTGTTGGTGTTGCAGTCACAAACGAAGGTTATGCTCAATTAGTTTCTGTATTTACTATTTGTTGCGATAAAGCAATCCAGGTTCATAAAGGTGGACAAGCAGATCTTGCTAATAGTAATTGCAGTTTTGGAACTTTAGGTTTGGTTGCCGATGGAGTAAGTCCAGAGCAGTTCACTGGAATTGTCACTGCCTCTGCTGCAGCAGCTCAAGACAATATAACAATTAACGTTGGTGCAGTTACTACAAGACCATATGATGGTCAAGTTGTTTATTTTGATCAACTCTATAAATCAGTAGAAACTATTACTGTTGGATCAGGAGGAACTGGATATACTCAGGCACCTACAGTAACTGTAGATTCTCCATCTGGACCAAACGGAGAGACTGCCTCTGCATTTGCCACGATTGAAAATGGTGCTGTTACTGAGATCTCAATTATTAGTAGTGGAAGTCAATACACATCAACTCCATCAGTAACTATTTCGGGTCCACAAAGTGGAATCAATACAGCAACTGCCACTGCAAATATGGCAGATACTTATTTTACAATAAATAGTGCTACACCCATCGTTTCTGGAATTACAACATTAACACTTGCAGAAAACTTAATTAATACGGTTGGAGTTGGTTCTACTGCTTACTTCTTCCAACAAAGTAAGATTGT